AATAGTGTATCTAAAACTCTTAGTGGCTATCTAACACAAACTGACTGGATTGTCATCAGGGAACAGGACAATGGTACTGCAAAGCCAGCAGACCTTGCACAGTGGCGTACAGACCTAAGAGCAAAAGCTGATGCACTAGAGACTGCTATTGATGATAAGTCAGATGTTGCAGGTCTTGAGGCTATGACAGTGTTTACACAAGAGATGGTAGATGCTGGTAAAAAAGCTTCTGAGTTTAATGATTGGCCTGTTAATCCTAGAGAAAGTGCAGTATAATAGATGAAACTATTAGCTGCCATAACTCTTGTTGCTTGTTTTACAATACTGCCCAGTTGTGTGACAGCACAAGAAACTTGGAAGAAAGGTGATAAGGTAGCAGCATTTTTTATCTGTAAAGAAGAAAAAGATATAATGGATATTGTTTTAGCTGACTCTAAAGGTATACAAAACTTTAAAGGTTTAATAGTAGAAAAAAGAATTACCAGAGATTGTATTGCTCTTAGACCACCAGCAATGTTTATTGTCGATGATGTAATTGGAAGCTATAAAGACTATAAGGGTGAAGAAACTGCAATAATGAAAATAGTATCACCTAAAAATAAACTATTAGCAGGTTATATAGTAGCGGCTGGAATACCAGATAAAGGAATTTAATAATGGCAAGTACATATACTACTCGCATTAGACTAGAGAAGCAAGGTGATGGAGAAAACCCTAATAGTTGGGGTGCAATTCTAAATCAAAATGTAATTGATCTGGTTGATGATGCTATTGCTGCATATACTACTATTGTAGTATCTTCTGCAGATGTAACATTGACAACTGCTGATGGTACATCAGATCAGGCTAGATCAGCTTTTCTTGAATTATCAGGAACTGTATCTTCTAGTCTTAATATACTTGTGCCTGAACAATCAAAAGGTTTTATTGTAAATGATAAAACTACTAGAGAAAATTCTGCTACTATAACAGTTAAAACTGATTCTGGTAGTGGCACTGCAATTGCATCAGGTGAAATACGTCAATTAGTTTGTGATAAAGTTTCAGTATTTTCTTTAACAGAGAGCACTGAAGGTCTTGCTCTTTTATCTGCGTCTAATACATTTACTGATACGAATACATTTGCATCTGCTGTAGGTTTTGCTACTAGTGTTTCTGCCACTGAAATATTTGCTAGTGCTGCAGCATTTAACTCTGTTACAACTTCAGTTCAAAATGTAGGTAAGGCAACCTTTACAAAACAAGTTGCAGGTACACCTGTAACGCTTACTGATGCAGCATCTATCGCATTAAATTTAACTACAGGTACAAACTTTATTGTTAGTTTAGGTGGTAATCGTACATTAGAAAATCCTAGTAATGCTGTTGTAGGACAGACAGGGCAGATATATGTTATTCAAGATGGTACGGGAAGTAGAACATTAGCGTTTGGCGATGCTTATAATTTTCCAAATAATAGCACGCCTGTTATGTCTACATCTGCAAGTTCAGTAGATTTACTAGTATATAATGTAAGAGGTGTTTCAGCTATAGATACAGTTTTTGTTTCATCTTTTGGATAAAATATAAATGTCTTCTACTGCATCAACTCTTTCTAAATTTAATTTTAAACCCGGTATTCGTCGTGAGTCAACTCAGTACTCTGAGGAAGGATCATGGTTTGATTGTGATCGTGTAAGATTTAGAGAAGGTAAACCTGAAAATATAAGAGGTTATCAAAAGCATACTACTAATGATATACTTGGTGTAGGCAGAGACTTAAAAACTTGGATTAATAATAATACAGTTAAACTTTTATCTGTAGGTACGGAAAAGAAACTATATCTTCTTGATGGTGATTTTCCTTATGATATTACACCAATTGTAAATACAGTTAGTATTGGTAATATTGGAACACAGGGTAGCTTTTCTACTAGTGTAGGTTCACCACTTATTGAGGTAAGTCTTAATAATAGCGGTGTTAGTATTGGAGACTTTATTGAGTTTTCAAATACCTCTATTAACGGATTTGGTACAAATGGTGCAGACTTTTCTACCTCTGCATTTGGTGGTCCTGTATTTGAAGCTGTAAGTGTATCAGGTTTAAATCATTTTTATATTAGTGTAGCAAGCGTTGCTACAAGCACAGAGACAAACCAAGGTCATGGTGTAGCAGGTTTTCTTCTTGCTACAGGACAGCTAAATCCAATTCAAGGTTTAGGTTATGGTGCAGGAGTATATAATGCTGGTGCTTCTACAACAGGAGAACGAGCATGGAATAGTCCTGCTGACTCGTCTAATATTACTTTTCTTGCAACACAGTGGTCCTTGGATAACTTTGGTGAAGACCTTCTTGCTGTTCGTCGCGGAAGTAACTTACTTCACTGGGATGCAGATGCAAGTACTACTCCAGTAAGAACTTCAATTGTAGGAACTGCTCCTTCTCAAATAAATAGTATTGTTGTTTCACCTAATGATCGTCATGTTCTTGCATTTGGTACAGAAGAATATGGTACATCTACATTTAATCCTCTACTTATTAGATGGTCTGATCAAGAAAACTATGCTAACTGGATACCTTCAGTTTCTTCTACAGCAGGAGAGTTACAGCTAATTGACGGTACACAAATTCAAGGTGGTATTCGTTCACGTAATGCTATTCACGTATGGACAGATAAAGCAATGTATGCTTTGCAGTTTGTTGGTCCACCATTTATATTTAATCTTACACAACTAGGTTCTAACTGTGGCTTGATTGGTCCACATGCAGCAATTAATGTAGACGGTGCAAGTTTCTGGATGAGTGACAATAACTTCTTTGTCTTTGATGGTAGAGTACGAAAACTAAATTGCACAGTAAGACGTTATCTTTATGATGATTTTAATATGACTAATAAAGATAAAGTCTTCGCAGGAGTTAATGCAGAGTTTCATGAAGTTATTTGGTTGTATCCTAAAGAAGGTTCTTCTGAACCTAATGCCTATGTTATTTATAACTTTATGGAAGACACATGGTATTACGGTACGTCTTTCTACACAACATTTAATAATAGCGATGTGTTCTTAAATACAATTGCAACAGGAAGAGTTTCTGCTACTGCAGATACATATATCTGGGACAATGAACCTACATCTGTCTTTACTGGCGATGGTCAAGCGTTGTCTTCTTTTCTTGAGTCTGCAGACTTTGACATTCAAGATGGCGATCAGATTATGTTTATGAATAAAATTGTTCCTGACTATACAATAAATCAAGGTTCAATTAAGTTTTCAATTAATACTAAAATGTATCCTGCTGCTACTACAATTGAAAAAGGACCATACACTATTAATAACGCTACACAGAAGATTGACTTTCGTGCACGTGGAAGACAGGCAAACATTAGAGTATCTACTGCTGACTCAGGCACTTCATGGAAGTGGGGCAGTGTTCGACTAGGACTACAACCAGATGGTAAACGATAATGGCTTTTCTTTATCCTGAACTACCCCAGTATGCACACTTAGATAAGAATGATGTAGAAAAACTATACAATCTTTTACTTTCATATGCTGGAGAATTAAAGTTTCTTCTTGAAGCAAGAGATGTACTGGTTGATAGTACACCTGCATCTAAAGTTTTAACAGTAGTTACAGTAGCTTCTATAGGAAGACCTGCTAATGGAGATGTAGTATTTGCTGCAAGTGCAGGTAAATATAGAGGTTATGTAAGTGGAACAGGATGGGTGGACTTTCATTAATGAATGATATATTTAAAACAGCACAATTTTTACAAGACAGTAATTATATTATGAATATAAATAAAGGTCTAGTACAGCCACCTGAATATACTACAGGTTCACCTATGGCATATTCACAAGCACCATTGTATAATAATCCTAATACTTTACATGCTGATATGACACAAGCACAATCAAACTATATGAATCCAAAACAGGTACTATAAGATGAACTATATTAATCCAGATGCACCAGCAGCAGGGCTTACTCGTTTACTAAATATGCGAGATAATAATCCTGCTATGCAGTTAGCTTATATGCCTACTAAAGATATAGCCGCTATGGGTAGAATGGGTGGACTAGAATTTAATCCTTATTCAGGTATACCACAAGCACGTGGTGTTGCTGCAGTGGCAGAGGGTGGTAGTATTGATAAAGCACCACTGTCACCTATGGCAGATGAACTTGCAAGCCGTGGACGTTATGGTGACACTATGTTGTTGCATGTACGTCCTGATGAATTACAAGGACTTGCATCTCTTGGTACATTAACAATCAATCCTGATACAGGACTACCAGAAGCATTTAATTTTAAATCACTTCTTCCTGCAGTAGGTGCAATTGCTGGTAGTATTCTTCTTGGTCCGGCTTTTGGTGCTGTAGTTGGACCTGCGTTTGGCGTTGGTATTGGTGCAGGACTTGGATCATTTGCTGGTGGTCTTGCGGCTGGGCAAAAGCCGGGACAAGCTGCACTAGGTGGTTTAATATCAGGTGCTACAGCAGGATTTATGCAGGGACTTACACCGGGATTAGAACAAACACCGGGAACAGGTATAGACCCACTAGTGACAGCACCAGCGGGCGAGAGTGTAGGTAATATATATCCTTCAGGATCAGTAAATTTAGGAGAAGCAGGAGTATTTGGTGGCGGTCGCGAGGCAATCAAAGACATTACGGCAAGGACGCTACCATTTGAAAGTATTGTAGATACTGCTGCTTTTAATGCACTACCAGAAAGTACTATAGCTTATGGGACACAATTAGGACAACCATCTTTTCAAACTATAAGCGGTAAAGCTGTAAAGGAAGGATTGTTTACTCCTGCTTTACCTGCTACAGGAATTACACCACAACAAGCGATAGATGCTGGTGCTATAATACCAGATATGACTGTAGCACAAAGAGCAAGTCAAGTTCTTACTAGCCCTACAACCTACGTTGGTGCAGGTCTTAGCACCATGTTAACACCACCACCTGCTCCAGAGTTTGAAGAACCTGAACCATTAGAACTTGGTTCATCATCATATGTACCACGTAAGCGTACACTTGTTGGTGGTCAACCACGTGAACCTGAAACAACTGCAGAGATACTTGCACGTATGACAGGTGGTGGTGATGCACAACCTCTTGCAAGTCAGTTCAGATACATATCAGAAGGTGGTTTAGTTGCATTGCAAGAAGGTGGTCAAGCTAAACAATTTATTGATCAACCTAAATTAACTCAAATGTCTATAACACCAGAAAGTCAAAGAGTAAGGAATGATACTTCTCAACCTCAACAAAATATATCTAATAGATTTTTTGATGAGTTAGAAAGTAAAGGTGGTATTATGGCTATAATGTCTCGTTTACTTCTAAGAAATAATCCAGAAGCTATACAATTTGTAAATCAAAATGCTTCAATTCCTAATTCTTCTTCTGGTGGTTTAACCTCATTTGATACAGCAGATAGGGGGTTATATACAAAGTATTCTGGTGGTTTAGTTGCACTTCAAGAAGGTGGTACACCTGAACAGGGAGTATTACAATCACAACAAACACCAGTTCTACAACAACAGGAACAACAGATATCTGAGCGTGCACGGCAGGATGAACTATTACAACGTGATCAGGCAATGTCACGTGGACAGCAGTTTATTGAACAACCTACAGGTAATCAACAACTGTTTCAACAGATGCAAAATGTAGGTCAAGTTATTGGACAACAAGTAGCACAAGGACCAGAATCATATGCAACTCCATCGGGTCAGTCAGCTGCTCCTTCTTCCTTTGTTTCTGGTACTAGCTTTGGGTTTAACACAGGTGGGTTGGTAGGGTTAGCTGAAGGTGGTGTAGTTTCTCTAAAACGAGGTGGTGAACCTGATCAAATAGAAAATGTACTGCCTGTAACTTTACAGTCTACAATGAAAAGATTAGGAATTAAAGATGCTACTCCTTTTCTAGAGTTTGCACAAAAGACAAAACAGATTGAAAGTTCTGGTGGTGTTAATAGAATTAATCCAAATAGTAGTGCCAGAGGAGACTTTCAATGGTTAACTAAAGTTAATCCTAAAGCAAAAAAAGGTGTGCACGGTTCAGTTAAAACTGCAGTTAATAGAACTATAGCTTCATATAAAAGAATGGGTCAAGATATTCCTCAGTGGTTAAAAACTTTAGATAAAAATTCTACTAAAAGTACAAAAGATTTAGAAGCAAATGTATTATCTTTAACACCTGATCAAGAACTAGAATTATTTTTTGGTAATATAGGTGAAGCAGTAGATAGTGATAAGTACTTAACTGAAATTGCTAAAGGTAATAAACAAGCAATGTTTGAAGCATATAGTGATATACATCACACAAGAGGGCAAAAAGATAAATCTACTAAAGATAGAGCCATTAAAACATTCTTTAGTGGTATGCCTGAACTTGATATAGATAATCCTGTTCCAACAACTAAAGACATGTATGATGATAAACCTTTTAGTTCTGTTTATTCAGGTATGCCCGCTGTACAAAAAGAAACTCAAATGGCTAAGTTAGCTGATACAGAAAATGACGCAGGAATACTTTCTATATTAAAAAATATACTTAGTGGTGAAGATAAACAATATGAAGTACAGTCAGGAGATACTTTATCTGCTATCGCAAAACAACAAGGCATGTCTTTGGATGAGTTGCTTGAAGCAAATAAAAATATTTCTAATCCTAATGTTATTAGACAAGGACAAGAAATAACTGTTCCTGATCAAAGTTCCTTTTTAGATAGAGTACGTGGTGCACTAGGTTATGCACAGGGTGGTGATATTGGTCAGTACTTTGAAGGTCAGGTAGTTGGCAATGGTGATGGTATGTCTGATCAAATACTCTTTGAAGTAGAAGGTAATAATCCTGACAAAGCCTTGCTAAGTCGTGACGAATATGTTATACCTGCAGATGTAGTAGCAATGCTTGGTAATGGTTCTTCTAATGCAGGATCAGATCAGTTAGATAATTTTATTAAGGGTGTACGTCAAGAATCTTTTGGGACACAAAAGCAACAAAGAGAACTTAATGCACAACAAGGTTTAAGAGGGTTAGTATAATGGGCGGATCAATAGGTACACCTGTAGCACCTACAACACCAGCACCTACAACACCAGCACCTACAACACCATCAACTCCACAGTTGGTAAATCGTGGTGCAGGTGTGTCTACACTACCAGTGTCACCAACAGGTCCAACAGGTTCAACAGGTCCAACAGGTCTTCCAAGTGTATCTAATAAAGGTGGTGGTTCTGCTACTTTACCCTCTCCTACATTTGCTAGTGATCCAGTAGTAGCACAACCGTTACCACCTGTACCACAGTTTCAATCAACAGCAGGTTTGTTTTCACCACTATTTTCACAACCTGCACCACCTATTATACAACAAGGTAATAAGGGTGGTGGTAGAACTGTTTCTCCCTCTACAGGTTTAACAAGTATACCTTTAGAACCATATGGTAGTTCTACTAATTCAACAGGAACTAGAGATGTAACAGATGTAACTGAATTATCAAGAACTACTTTTGATCCTGCATTAACTGCACGTGATACATTAGATAGAATAGAACTAATGGAGAAAAGATTTGCAGACCAAGATGCGGCAGAAGCAGCGGCAGCAGCTAGTGCACCTACTGCAGCAGAAAGACGGGCAGAAGAAGACAGACTATTTGCAGAGAGACAAAGAAGATTTCAGGAGCATCAAGCAATAGGTCATTAATAACAACAATAATAAAGAATGAAACTAATAAGAATTGAACAAAACTGTGTAGAAGTTACTTGGCCTTATGTAAAGCATTTTATTAAAAAACCTGTAGACAGGAGCATGAATGAAAGAGATATAGATGATGTTTACCTTTCTCTTCTCCACAATCAAATGCAGCTATGGGTTTTGGCAAGTGAAGAAGAAGGAATACTAGGAGCATGTATCACACAGTTGATACAGTATCCAAAATATAAAGCATTGTCTTTACCACTGGTAGGAACTAAGCCACATACAATAAGCAAGTGGTACGAGTACACAATGGACAATAATTCTCCACTAATGCAGTGGGGTAAAGAGCAAGGAGCAGTAAGACTTGAGTGTTATGTCAGGGATGGCTGGCTAAAGTACACTAAGAAGTTTAACTTTAAAAAGTATTATACTACGATTGTAAAGGAAATTGAGTGATGGAAGCAAACAAGTTGATCAATGATCTTTCGATAGCAGAAAAGATTGAACTGTACAACTGTCTCTATGAAGACTTGTCAGGTAAAGGTATTGATGGAGATACTGAACTTGCACATGTCAACGTGGAAGAGATGGCAGTTCTGCGTGCTATGGGTGGATCAGGCACAATCAACCCACACACCAATCTAATTCAGTTTGGTGGTGGTGGCGGTTCTCCTCCTCCACCTCCTCCTACTACACAGACTGTTACTCAACAAGCTACTATTCCTGATGAGCTAAAACCATTTGTTACTGATGTTCTAGAAAAATCAAAAGCTATTCAAGAACGTAGAGAAGAGGAAGGTTATGTACCGTTCTCTGGTCCACGTATTGCAGAGTTTTCTCCTGAACAAACACAAGCATTTGAACAGATTAAAGGACTTGTAGGAACAGGTCAACAGTATTTTGATCCTGCTGCTAGACTTACAGCATCCAGTGCATTTGCACCTACTGGACCGCAAGTCGGACAGTTTATGAATCCTTACATACAGAATGTTGTAGACATACAACAACGTGAAGCACGTAGAGCAGGTGATATTGAAAGGCAACAACTAGGTGCACAGGCTGTAGGTGCTGGTGGTTTTGGTGGTTCTCGTCAGGCAATTCTTGAAGCTGAACAGTCACGCAATCTACAACAGCAACTAGGTGATATTCAGGCACGTGGTTTAGCTGCAGCATATGAAGATGCACAGGCACGTCTACAACAGCAACGTGAACGTGAACGTCTTGCAGGTTCACAGTTTGCTACACTAGGACAAGTAGCACCGGGACAGTCTTTCAGAGAGTTGTCTGCACTTGAAGCTATTGGTGCACAAAGGCAACAGCAAGCACAACAAGCATTGGATATTGCACAACAAGAATATGAGATTGCTCGTACATTCCCAGAGCGTACATTGCAAGACTATCAGTCAATCATTCGTGGTTATGCTGCACCTATACCTGCATCTACTGTACAGCGTACACAGACTACTCGACCTGCTCCTTCATTCTTACAACAAGCAGCAGGACTTGGTGGACTTGCTCTTGGTGCAGCAAGTGCATTTAAAAAGGAAGGTGGACTTGTTGGTTTAAAAAATGGTGGTCCACCTGCTACTGCAGCAGAACAAGGTGTTCCTGATAAAGAAGAGGAATATTCACCTTTTATCCAAGATGTATTTGTTAGTCCTTATAGATCAATAGTTGCACAAATAGAGGCAGCTAGAGAAAGAGAAAAAGCAAAACAAGATATAGGTAGACAAAGATTTTTTGGAACTAGAGAAGGTTTAGAAAAAGCAAAAGAAAATGTAGAACAAAAGAAACAAGATTATAGAGATATTAAAGCATTACCTTTTAGTGCTTTTAGAACACAAACTGCTGAAACTCCAGAACAAATACAAAGTGTTTTAAAGGATACAAGAGCAAAAGCTAAAGAAGAAGAAGCAAAATTAGCAGAAGGAAAAAAGAAAGCTGAAGAAGCAGCAAAGATACCCACAAAGCCGCCTGTTTCAGAACCTGCTTTTGGTAGTTTTGCTTCATTGCGGGAAGCGCAGAAAAAAGCAGCGGAAGCTGAAGCTAGAGGTTTTGAAGCAAAAGCTGAATTATTAGCAAAACAAAAAGAAGACTTAGGTTATGGTATGGCAGACTTTGCTCAAGGGTTATTAAAGTTTGCTGCCGCTGATCCTGAAAAGGCCACAACTCAACAGTTAGCTGAAGCATTTAGTGATATGCCTGAGAAAGCTAAAGAAGCTACAATACAAAAAAGAGCACTTGAACTTGCTGAAGCAGGACTTGAAACTGAAAAAGCAACTGCAATAGCTAATAGAGAAAAAGATATTCTTGAAATGAAAATTGCATATGATAAAGCTGTAGCAGGTACAGGTATTAATCCTAAAGAAGCAGAAACAATAATGGAACTGATATCTTTAGGAGATGTTGTAAAGCTAAAAGCAATGCTTCCTGCGCTTTCACGATCAGCCGCATTCGCTGCCTCTCAAGCTATTAAAGCTATTGAAGGTAGAGCGGAGGGAAATAGGACTGCACCATCATCTTCCCGTGAAGAAGTATCTGTTCGTCTAGCATCAGATAAAGGGCAGTAAAAAGTAAATGTCTGAAGAACAACAGGTAGGAACAACATACGAGGGACTATTACAGAATCAAGATATCATTGATTCTATGTACTATTCTCTTGAGTCGTTGGGTGAACCAGTTGCTTATGGTGATAATAAATTAATACTAGATACTTTTCTAACAAAGAAAAGATACTTTGATACTAATTTATTATCTACTATAGGTGTTGCTTCTGATGTGGAAGATATGGATGATGTTGGTCGTCAACTTCTTGCACGGTCAATGAATGCTGTTGATCAGTTACCTAACTTTGGAGAAGGGTCTGCACCAAAAGGGGCAGCAATTGCAGACTATTTTCTAGCAGGTGTGAGTGATCCTACCAATTTAGCTTCTGCTATTGCAGGTGCATTTACTCTTGGTGCTGGTGGTGCTGCAGGATTAGCAGCAAAAGAAGCTGCAAAGTTGGGTGTAAGACAAGCACTAAAAGCTAAGATTAAAAACTTTGCATCACCTGCCGTTTTAAAAAGTCTAGCTGTAGAAGGTACAGTTGCAGGTGCGGGTGGTGCATATCAAGGTTATGAACGACAAAGTGTAGAGAAGGACATTGGTCTACGTAAAGAGATTGATCCTACCACTGTTGCATTACAAGGTATATTAGAAGGTACAATCAGTCCTGTTGCGGGTGTAGCAGCTAGTATGTTAGGAACTGTAGCAGCTAAACCATTTAAGTCTGGCTTTGAGATGGCAAGGACTGTTGTCCCTGAAGTTGAAAGAGCAGCTTCATGGATGGAACGTAATCTTCTACCTACCGCAGGTGTGTCTGAAGTTCAGCGTAGACTTATTGAACGTAATGCAGGACAAGCATCTTCACTTAAAGATCAAGCAGATAAACTTACAGAACAGTTTAATAGTATATTATCCAAAACAAAAGAAGATCAACCTCTTTTCAGTAAACAAGAAATAGAAGGTGAGAATAGTTTAATTAATAAAGCATTGCAAGGTGATGCAGCTTCTATTAGAGAAGTAACCGCAAGAGATGCAGAAGCAGGTAGAATTATAAATGACTTTTTTGATCTACGAGAAGAAGCATTTAAGTATGGCAGAGATGCTGCATTAAATAAACAAACAAAAGGAATTTTTGATAAAGATTCTAACTACGTTCGTAGTGTTCCTGAAGCATATGCAGTAAACAAAAGAACACAAAACTTTGATGAATTTATAAAAGAAAATCCAACTATTCTTACAGAATTAAAATCTGCTATGGCAGCAGACCCAACAAATGTAAGGTGGGAAAAGTACACTAAAGAATATATCACAACTGATGGACGTATAATTAGTGATGCAGCTGAGAATGAATTTGTTTTACAAGCAGCTAAAAATTTATACCAACCATCACGTAGTATGCGAAAAGAAACAGGTGCATTTGAAAAGAAGTTAGATCAAAATGCACTTCCTAATGTTGTAAGAAAAATACTTGGATATAATAATCGTCCTGCTTTGCGTATAACAGAAACAATCAACGGTATTGTAGATACAGCAGCAAGAGCAAACACTGCTAGAGATATTGTTAATGATGCGCTAAATAGAGGTGCTGCTGTTGCAGCTAAAAGTCCAGCAGAAGCAAGAGAAATATTTAGGCAGAAGTTTCCTGATCAAGATATAACTGATGTTATGTCTGTTACTGGCACGGTTAAACCTGCTAAGTATCAAGGTAGTGAGATTGAAGAGACGGTTATGAATGTACCGTTTCAACGCATAGATGAAAAATTAAAAAATATCTACATAACAAAAGATGAAGGCGTAAGATTAAAAGAACTATTTGATACAAATTTCTTTGGTCATCAAGCTGCAGAAAAAGATAACCTAATTGGTGCAGCTATGCGTTCTTTCTTAGGCACACAGGCTTTTGCTAAGGCAGGTAAGACAGTCTATAGTCCTATAGCTATGATTCGTAATGCTATAGGCGCTGCAGGTTATGCTGCATCTAGTGGTAACACTAAAGGATTGATTGACGGTGGTAGATACATAGGTAATCTACTAAAGAAAGGTGGTACAAATAATCCTGAGTTAAGAACAGCTATACGAGAGTTTCAGGATTTAGGTTTACAAGGATCAAACATTGATCTTAATCAAACTTTAAGACGATTTGGTGATGTTACCGATAGAATGGATGATGGTAATATCATGCAAAAGTTTATGGTTAGTGGTGGTCTTAGCACATTTGGTAAACCGGGTAAGGCAGTTGCTAAAGCAGCAAGAGAATCATACGGTGCTATTGATGATGCTGCTAAATTTGCAGTGTTTATGAATGAAAGACAACAAGCTAAAAAAGTATTTGATTCTTTTTCTCCTGAGATACAGCAAAGAAAACTAGCAGAGTTTCAACAGCAGTATAGCGTAATAAATCCTACACGTGAAGACTATATCAACGAGCAAGCTGCAATTAAGACAGGTAATGTAACACCACTATATGGTCGTATTCCTCCGTTGTTAGAAAAGATGCGAGCATTTCCTATCATTGGTTCATTTACTGCCTATCCTGCAGAACGTCTTCGCAACGTATATCAAATTCTTAAAACTGGAACTGACGAAATGGTTGAAGGTTTTGAGACAGGTAATGCAGCGTTACGTAACCAAGGCATTAAAAGACTTGCTTCTTTATATGCAATGCAGGGTGCGATATATACAGGTGCATATGGTATTAACGCTGCTCTTGGAGAGAACGAAACAGTAGACAAGATGAGAGCAAGTCTACCTGACTGGCAGAAAAACTCTGCACTGATTGTAACAGGTAGAACAAAAGATGGTATGCCTACATATGTAGATGTTAGTTATCTAAATCCTGATCAATATGTTATTGGAGGTATTGTACCTCTTATGATGAAAGCATCACGTGGTGAAGATGTAAGTAAAGATTTAGATGAGTCTATTGTTCAAGCAGGAAAGAAACTATTTGAACCTTATGTGTCTCCTTCTCTTGCACTAGAAGCAGCTATGGATTTAGGTAATGTAGTTACGGGTAAATCAACTGACGTTGCCAGAGACTTAGCCTCTATGGGTAAAGCATTAGAACCGGGATACACTAAGTTTGTGCGAGACATGGCACAGGATGCAGAGGCATTTGAGAAGTTTGGTACTCCCGGTTCAGATGTAGAACGGTTCTTCTATCCTCAAAGGTTTGGTACAGTAGATGAACCTGCTGAAGGATTTATTGATTTACTGCAAAAGAATGGTTTAGGTTTTCCCGGCTTGAGAGAGGAAGTATTTAATCCCAAGAGAGTTATGGGATATACTCTTAATACAATTAATTCTAATGCACGGCAGAACTTTAATAGCTTTGCAGGTAAACTTGCTGACATGCTTGCCGATCCTAGATCAAGGTATGACTATGAAGAAGTTATGAAAGAATATAATGAAGTTCTTCAAGAGCAGTTTACTGCACAACAGGCTATTCGTAAACTGTTTCAAGACATGGACGGAATAATAGGTAAACAAGAATTAATAAAAAATCTAAACTCATATGATCTACGTGGTGTAGTACCATCTAAAAAGGTTATACGTGGTATTTTAAATGGTCGTGCTGCACCTACTACAAAAGCAGACAAAAGGCAATTCTGGTTGGATATAAATAGAAATTTATATGAGAAAACTGGTGAGTACTACACTCAAGAAATAGCAGATTTAAGACGCAACATGGCTAAATTAGAAAGGTTCTATCGTGGTGCTGATTTACGTGGTGATCCACCAGATATAAAGATAGGAGAATAACTATGGGAATACCTTCCTCAGTTACAAGATTTGGAAAGCATGAACCATTTGAATTACAGGTAGCTCGTAATCAAATATTTGATCATAAGTCTATTTTTAAATTTGGATTTAATCCTGATGTAGATGATGCACTTGAAACTGTATGGGCGCAGGGTGGCTTGTATTCTTACCTGTCTTCAGCAACTACTCTTTATATTTCTAGTTCATCTACTGCAGATGATGTAGCAGGTACAGGTGCAAGAACTGCTACAGTTTCAGGTCTGGATGCAGATTATAATGAAGTATCTGTAACAGTAGATTTAGATGGACAGAATGGTGTACAATTAGGAGATGCATCAAACTGGATACGAGTCTTTAGAGTTACGGTTGATACGGCAGGAACTGGTGGGCAGAATGCTGGTGTTATTTATATAGGTGATGAATCTTCTCCAACATCAGGTGTGCCTACAAATAAGTATGCTACTATAGCTATAGGAGACAACCAAACTCTAATGGCTTTATGGACTGTTCCAGCAGGATATACAGCATACCTATATCAAATAGATATTACGGTAGCTACTACACAGAATAATAAATACTGTACAGGCACTGTACTAGCAAGACCTTATGGTGGTGTTTTTCAGGTCAAAGATAAATTTGTAAAAGGTGAAAGCAGTCACAAACAAGAATATCAAGTACCTTTAAAGTTTGAAGAAAAAACTGATTTAGAAATTAGAGCAATAGGTGACAGTAGTGGTGCTAATATTGCTATTAGTGCAGGACTTGATTTAATCTATATTAGAAACGAATCAAACTAATGCAGATGGACGCACAGTTTTTGTTTCAGGTGGGAGCAGTAGTTGCTTCTCTGTCTGGCGCATGGGCATTGGTGCGTGCACAAGTAAATACCTTGAAGGCAACTCAAGAAGAAATTAAAAATAATGTTGATGAATTAAATAGAGAACTTGATGAAGCAGAGAATAATGTAGCTGTACTAAGACAGCAGATAAAAGTATTGTCTGATATTCTTAGTCCAGATAATCTTGCTGCTGAACACAAAAGAAAAGGTCAAGTTCATGAACAAATTAAAAAATTACAAGAAGAAGTTTCAAGTTTGCAACACATGCATAATGGTCGTCATCCCTTTATAGATGAACTATCTAGCAGTCATCATGCTCCTCGTCCTCAGAAAACCAAGAACAATTCATAAATATTTTAGATGTTCTTTCTTCACCTAATATCTCTAAGCTATTAACTATCTCTTGTTCTAATTCAGCGATAGACTTAACAGCTTCTTCTTCCTTTGTAGAACGAATGCGGGACAGTACCTCTAGTGCCTTAATTGCACTGTTGGTATGTCCTGCACTCTTAGCATAATTGTACTGGTTTTCTACCTCTGCAATAACATCAATGCGTGTCTCAAGTTCCTTTTCAAGTTCTTCAATACGCTCGTTAATCTCAGGTCGTTGCTTTAACCTGTGACCTTGTGTATGTGCAGACGTATCAGAATACCCTGCAGCTTTAGCAGCTTCAGTAGCATTACGATACATTACATAGGCTTGACAGAACTTCTCTTGCTTTAGATTAAGTTCCTTCATTTACAAAACTTTTCCCATGTAAGGTTGTGACTTAGTATCTGACGAGCAGTGTCGTTAGAAAGAGAGTCAGCATCGCTGATCATAATTGGAAAGGACCAACTACAGAACGCCGCCTCTCCTCCAACGCTTTCGCAACCGCTTAACAACATCACCGTCAGACATACGGCTAACTTCGTTTTCAATTTTGTTTCTCTCCTGTGTATTCTTAACTGCCTGTTCAAGTTCTTTCTTCTGGGCATTATCTCTTCCTGCCTTGAACGCAAAGATCAAGGGCAATATCTTGGTAAAAATATTTAACACAGAAGAAAAGAGAGAAAGCATTAGCCTACCTTTTCAGTCTTGCCTTCAGCAACCTTAACTTCTTCAGGTTTTACTTCAGGCTTTCCTGTCTCTTTGGCTTTACCAATAGTAAGACTTAGAAACTCTACTACTTTATATACTTTACCAAGGATTGTGTCAGGATCAGGTGTTTTAGTTCCTGCGATAATAAGACTTGCAATTGTAATAACACCAGTAACAGTGCTAAGAATAACGTCTGAATTATTAGTAATAAGTTCAAGCATATGATTCTCCTTTAAGCTGCCTGTTTAGTAATTAGATTAGTGTAGTAAACTTTGTCTGCTTGCTTTGAAGTTTTATATACTTCTGATACAAGCGTATTGTCTCCATGCATACACACATTCATTTCTATATCTTCGTTATCAAATAACTTTTCACAGTCCTGTGCCATTGCAAGAAGTTCACCAGTAGTCCAAAACTCTGAACCATTTGTTTCTACCTTCATGTACTTCATTCTACCATCTTCTAGTTTTTCTTCTAGATCAATCTCTGTTTCATCAGGGAATGAACAGTCAAAACCAAACAGATGAAAGTTTCTAAAGCCAAAGATATGCATCATTCCTATTGCTCTCATAGCTGCACAAGTACCACCATTAACAAACGTAGTATTTTCAGGTATATTTAAGCTCTCATTAATCTTTAGGCTTTGACCTTCTTGATTCTTAACTGTGTTTGCTACTGCCTGTGAATAAGCGTGCCAACCATATACCTGATCAGTCTTTGACTTTAGTAGTTCTGTAACTGAAGGATCAGTCATAGATGCAATGAAGAACATTGTACTAGGATCAACCTTATCAAATAAGGTAGATCGTACAACACCATGAGTACTCTCACCTTCAATGGGTCGAGGGTCTAGTATAACACATGCCCATGGCTTTATGCCAGCCTTTAGTAACTTAGGATAGCTGTGCTTCACACAGACAATTCGTGCATTTGTTTTCTTTTGCAGCTTCTTCACTTGCTTAAAGTCAGTAGATGATCCACCAGATACAATGATTGCATGTTCGTCATGCACATGACAGTTTCGGATCATGTCCCATCTATCAATAAGCTCTACGTTTCTGTTGATGTTGTCAACAATATTGTCCTTTGGCACAGAGTCACGTGGTTGGACAATAATAGGAACACGCCTCAATTCTGCAGGTATGTCATCAAGACTGTCATCATTAAGTAGAACAGCAAGATGTGTATGTCCACCACCTTTTACCCTATCTTGAGAAGGAAGAACAGTTATACGTTTGTCTTTGAGAGATTCAACCAATCTATTCGTACCAAGATATTCATCACCAAGAATATTACCGTCCTTATCTTTGGAAAAGAAATCATCAAAGACAACAACAGGTGCATGTTTTAGGTAACTGTAATCAGATTGTACAGTTTCTTCACTGTGTCCACCATCAATGTAAGCAAATGAAACATCTTTTAAATTATCTTTTGCTTTATTCAATGTTTCTTTTGAGTCACCTTTAAATAACTCAAAGGTAAATGTCTTGTCCTTTTCTGCCATCTTTGTGGCAAACTCTGTAAGACGTTTTGTTACAGCCTCTAAAGTGTTGTGTGCTTTAGAGTTTAGCTCTACCTTATCTAACTCTTCAGTAGCTTCTTCAAATAAATCAAAGCCAGTGTAATGTACCTTGTCACTCTTCTCAAATGCAGCAAGAGACATTTCAATAGCACGCCCACCATTCCACGTACCAACTTCTACAATGCTATCCTTTGCGTACTCACGTACAAGATCAGCAAGCTGACGATAGCGTGGTAGATTAACATCAGGTGCTACAGTATCTTTAGATAACTTTTTCTTGAGGTTGCCTTTGTAGTGTACCATGTATTCAGACAAGGGAGAATTAGCAAATGCAGCAAGACCGTCTACATTTGGAGTTAGGTTATGTGCTTTCAATCCATGTGCAAGATAAATTTTAAGTAGACGTTCAAAGATAAAACCATCATGCCATTCACGATATGATATTACTTCTCCTATATCGTAGCAACCACGCAAATCTGCCAACAGATAATGCGGAGACTGATAATCAAGATTGAAAGCAATAAAAGAAGTTTCACTATAGTCAACATCTTTCCTGCCTAAGTAAACCAACTCTGCCTTTTCAGGAACAATGGTATCTAAATTTTTCTGAGAGAAAGGCTTAGTAGTTATTGTATCAGCATCCAACCAAATAAGCCAGCCACCCTTTGCTTCTTTATCTCCTATCTCTAAAGATAGATCAGTCATAGCATATACTTTATGTGACCACTTAATAGCATCCATGCGCCAGTTATACTGCATCTGACCACCTTCAGTACCATCATGGTCTTTCATACGCTCACGATAATCAAGCATATCTTGAACATCATTTAGATTACGATACTCAATAACTTCTGACTGTGGAAACTCTGCTACTAATTCTTCAGGACAGTCATGGTAGTAAGCAATCAACTTTAGATCGTTCTTCCAAAACTTTGCTACAGACTCTAGCATATTTTTAGCATAGCTTATATAACCACTATCACTAAATGATGTTACAAACTTAGTCATATTGTTCACTCATCTCCCTATATAATTCATTCCATTCTTTTGCATATTGATTATCAATATCTCTTTTACCTTCCCAGTTTCTAAATAGTGGTCCACCTGTTGTGAAGTGTACACACTTAGGATCAATATCTTCAGATGAATGACCATCAAGCCAGTTCCATTCTTCAGTTATCTGACCTATTGATTCTGCCCAATGCATACCATGTAACCAACCTCCGCTACTAGTGTTCACATCAGATACAGTTAGTTCATTTAATTCTGGATTGCCACAGTTAAATAACATAAAGCTTGACCAGTTCTTTCTAAAGTAAGTCTGCTGTAATTTATTATCCATTTTATATTTGTCATTAGGTTGGTACTTATGATGTACACAAGCTACAGAAAAATCTCTATAAGCGAAGAGGTTAAATAGTTTATTTATATCATCTCTCATATACATATCACAGTCCATAAATAAGGCATGTCCTTGATGTACATTTAGAAAGGGTACAAGAAAACGTGTGAAACTAAACTCAGTAGAAAAAGGTTTACCGTCAAATGAATCTACCTGCTGACCATCCTTTATAATCTTTGTTCGCCAGTATAAACCTGTTCGCCTTACACTGTCCTGTTTTAGTCTAACAATATTTACAGGTGAGGATGAATATTTATTTATGCTGTATTCAAGAACATCACAGTAAACTTTTTCTTTAGGATCGTAACCAATGTATATTGTGGGAAGACTACTCATCAGCAGCTTCCTCTGCAATCTTTTCTGTAAGTTCTTTAAAGGTAATAAACTCTGAGGGTATCATAAAATATTCTAGTGTTATTAACATAGCATTCTTTAGCTCATCTTCAATTAGATCACTACTAAGATCATCTAATATAACTGTCTTTAATATTTCTACAACAAGATTATCACAGGTGGTAGTTGTTAAATCTACTTTAATTGTTGGTTCAGTGTCTAAAAAACTCATGATGTTCCTTTATAAAAAGGGGTGCGCTGGAGGTAATAGCACACCCCTAAGTATTATGCCTACTTTATAACAATTAATTTAGGTTGCTCTTCTTCTGGAACAACTTCTTCCAATGTAATAGTAAGAAGACCATCACGTAAGTTTGCGTCTCTTACTTCCATAGCATCAGATAAAGAAAATGATTTACGGAACTTACGTGCCGCAATACCTGTCACAATATAGTTTCTATTATCATCGCCATCTCTATCACCAACAATAGTAAGAATATTATCCTTTAATTCAATAGTTATATTTTCTTTTGAGTAACCAGCAACAGCAAGTGTTACCTTATAAAAATTATCTTCCTTCTCTAGATCATGAGGTGGAAACGCACCAACATTGCTTGGTACACGTTTAAATAAATCTTCAAAAGTACATCCCAACATGTAGTCTGGAAGTGTCTTTGAATTGGCGTTAATGTAATCAATAAAGTTCATTGTTGTCTCCTCGTTAAGCAAGTTAATTAAGTACACCACTATGGTCGTACCATGCATATACTACTACAGTATACAATCGTTGTCAAGAAAAAAGTTAAGTAAACCTTTCTCCTCTAAACCAACAGACAAGAGAGCATCGTTCTCCTTCTTTCACTTTTGTAACACGGTGGAAGATAAAGGAAGGAAAGACAGCAATGCTACCTGTCCTTCTCATATCTTTAAGAGTAGCAAACCTATCTCCTGCTTGAGGGTGCACCCACTTCTGTACCTGAAGATCACCACCCTTAAACTCACTGTTCAGTGAAACACATACTGTTAGCTTTCTTGTATAAGGATCGGAAGGAAGTTCTACACCAGCATCCATGTGCCAGTCGTAGAACTGTCCCTTACCATAGAAGGATACCTGTGGACTTTCAAAACAATTCATGTGAAAGTTCCAACCTGCTTCCTTGTTAGCTGTCTCTGCGTACAGTTGTAGAATGGAAGTAAGTTCAGGATTTTCTAGCCAAGCAATCCTGCTATTCCTTACTTCTTCAAGACGGACATTGTCACCACTTTCATATACGTCAGCTTCCTGGCTGTCTATTTCTTTAGCAATATTTAGAAAGCCATCACATAGTTCTTTAGGTATAACTTCTTTATACGTATGGTATGTAAGCATTAAACTCCACAACTCCCACCATGTCCAGTAATATCACAAATGTCATGTGTCTCAAGACCTTCTTCAAACTCTTCACCTAACTTATCAACAGCTTCGCTGTAAGGAACAGACGTTAGTGGTTGCCCACCACGGCATGAATCAGGGTATACAGTAAAGCCACGTAACCTATGTGCGTAAGAAGCAAGAGTGTTAGTAAAGTCCATAACAGTGTCTTCATTGTTCAACTTGCTTCCCCATGTTGGTAGGTTGATTGTCGAAGAGATTGACATATCAACGTAGTCCTGAACGTCTGCTTGAAATTTCATACGCCTCTTATAATCTTCTGCAAGATCAAGAGCAGACTCAATCTCATTAGGATCAGTACCATACAGATCAATAAGTTCCTGTGCTGCACTGTCTACTACGTATTGATAATGCCAACGTGTACCACCTTTTAAATACCTCCTCTTGTACGCTACAGCGAAGATAGGTTCTACACCTGTACTAGTACCTGCAAGAATACCAATGCTTCCTGTTGGTGCAATAGCACGGTTAGCTACTGGTCTGCTGCAGTTAAACTCATCAGCAGTCTTCTTTGAAACTTCATCACTAACACCTTTGTATACACCTAACCACTTATGTAACTCAGGTGTTACCTCATACTTAGAACCACGCTTGATCAACCACTCATGCATACCCATCAAACCAAGACCTAATCTACGGTTCTTGATGCGAACATCATATACCTTTTCATATGGTAGCTTTGCTTTTAATGTACCACAGATAAGAAACTTAGTTGCAAGTTCAACTATATCTTTAAACTCTTGAAGATTATCAACTCTTCCAAGGTTGATTGATCCTAGATTACATACGTCCGAATCATCCGCTGAACAAACTTCCGTACAAGCATTGCGAAGTGTTTCATTTTCTTTATCAAAGAAGTTAAAACTAAATCCCGGTTCTGCTGTTTGCAACGCTTGTCGTACATTCTGTTTAAAAGTAGACCCAACATCACCTGTCTCCCAGTAGTTTAATAACCATTCAGTATCGTAGTTTACACTGATATTTGTCATGTCTAGTGGTGCAATGAAGTTAAAGTCTTGTTCTTTAATCTGACCAATAGAAAACTCTGTATTACCAACTGGCATATCGTACCAGTTCTTACTGGTAAGAAACTTTTCTATGTCAGAATGTTTCCAATTAAGGCTGGCATAAATAGCAGATCGTCTGCTACCACCCTGCATAACTCGTCTACCAATCTCATTGATCATCATCATCTTTGGTATAGGACCAGATGCAAGACCACCAGTACCAGACAGCACTCTACCTTCTTCACGATACACAGAGTAATCAACACCAATACCACCACCTGTCATCAGGCATGACTCTGCCTTCCATGAAAGGTTTGCCCAGTCTTCACGTGTATCTTCTTCTGCACGTAGAAGGTAGCAGTTGTTGAAAAATTTATTTGTGCGACCAGCGTAGTACAAATACCTGCCACCGGGAATAAATTTTAGATCAGTAATGTATTCCTTTAGCTGCTCTTTTTCGTCTTCCTTCAGATAAGGACTACATACATCATCAACAAGAACTGAAGCTAGGCTTGACCATGTTTCACAACCATGATGTGCATACTTATGTTTGAAGATATCTTCACTAAACTTGGAACGGAACATTGGATTTTCATTGGATCGAAATGTAGGCATTTATTCTATTCTCCCTTGGTTACATGATCGTGGACATAAAGCATGATTATCGCATAGTGAATAATCTTTAGCAAGTCCTTCCTGTTCTTCCCTTCCTTGTTACCATATCTCTTCCAGTATTTTAATATGTTACCCATAACAAAACCTTCACCATGCCCACTGTCAAGGATGATATCTGTGGCTTGATATTTACCTTTTGCATAATGTTCTTTATATGTAGATGAAATGTACTCATGCATCTCATCTATATAGTCTCCTTCGTCAAACTTAAAACTTGGTAAACTAGAATACATCTTAACAATCTCTGTGTCTCTATCCATTTGTTTTCTCCTAGTCGAATGTAAGGACGGCATTGATACGCCTACGAACATATTTAATCTCCTTAGATTTAAGAACCTTGAATGCAAAGCTACGAACATAGTCTGCATCCACACCTGCTATATCACAGACAGTACTAAAATCTTCAGCAGTAACACCTACAGAGGCAAAGAACCATGCCTTTGCAGAATCACGTGCTGTCTTAGACTCTACTGATTCTCTATTGTTTTCTGGTTTGGTAGCATCAAGCATTGCCTGTAAGACAACACCAAGAAACATTATCTGTTCAGGACTTGTTGTTTTGTTTTCTACGAGACTTTCTACTTCTACCAGAAACTTTTCTGTTCCTTCTCTCATCTAGCCAACTGTCAGGAATACCATCAGAGAGTTTACAAAACATAAAGTCGTTCTTGTTACACCAGTCTGCATAGGTAGTCTTTGCTCCTTTGTTTAATTTCTTGTTAGGGTTATCGAATACAAATCTTACATCCAAGTCAGGATTAGACTGCCTAAGAAAAAGATGTTTCTTTCTATCGTCAAGAGTAAACCTACCCTTCACTTCTAATATAATACCAGAAGGAAGAATAAAGTCAGGTAGATATTTTTTAGATTCAATCCACATGTACGGAATGTAGTGTGGTTCAAACTCAAAGTCAATATTTAAATCTATCAGATAGTCTGCTGCTCTACGTTCAGAGCGTGATCTAAACTTGTAGTTCTGGGACATTCGGTTCACGATCTACATTAGTTAAATACTTTACACTGTTTGCGTACTGGAATGCACGTAATCCCTTACCATTGTTAGCATCCGACCAACAATCAAACTTATAAGGGCAATAGTTACAACCAGTAGCCAACTGCATATTCCCAGACTTACCGTCAGGAACATCATCATAACAACGAGAAGGTGGTTCACTATCTTTGATAGCATCTCTAAGATAGTCAATCTTTTGTGAAGCATTTATCATCTCCATTTGATGTACTGGACAATAAGCTATCTGACCTGTTGTCTTGTCAATAACAACCCATCCAGCTTCCTTGGCATTGTTAGCTTGAGCATACGCAGATAACTGTGCAACATAACCAAAAGGATCATCTTTGAATACCATACCCTCAGTAAACTTCTTGAAAGAAAATGACGATGCACTTTTAAAGTCAACAAGAACATCATCAACCACTGCATCCTGATGACCAACAACATCATTTAGTACTACCTGTTTCTGTTGATCAGATACTTTATGACCAGCAGCTTTGGAAAGAAAGACAAGAAGTGCTTCAAGGATATCCCCATACAGGAACTTGATATAATCAGACCCAGCTAATTCTTCCTGTTCAGTTGATCTGACAGAGTACCATACTTTTCTTGCTGGTTGACCAATCATTGATAGCCTTAAATTATTTCTTGGCTTTCTTTCCTCAGTAAGAGCATTGACAACAGCATCAGCAACATCCTTGGCAAGTTCCTGCAGAGCAGTAGCAGGAATCTTTGTAGGTTCATTACTGGTGAACAGACTGTAAATGTCTTCTACCAAAGTATCAATTGTTTTCTGTGCTGTTGTCATTTTAATTACGCTGATGCTTGCGGTTCAGCCATCAAACGATAACGAGTATACGTTTCACCTTCAGTCGTTTTAGCGGTAACTGTATCAATATCAAAGCCACGACTGCGAAGACGAGAAATATCTGCAGTAAGATTCTCTGACCATCCACGTTGAATAGCAGTCTTACGAGTTACACGCATCTTCTTACGCAAAGCACTAAGTAGTTTACCTTCATTAGTCATAGTCTAGTTCCTTTGTTGAGTTAATTACATAGTCTGACAGTCCCTCTCCACACCTGTCAGCAATCGTTGCTCTAAGATAATAGCAACCCCGTGTTAGGGACGGTTAGAACGGAATGTCCTCACCTACTTGTTCGTTATTTCCTACAGTGTAACCACCTTCTACTGCAGAGAAATCCTTATTGTCACCGTATGAAATAAGATCAACAACCTGCACACCCATCAGGTCAGATGCTACACCCTTCTTCTTGTTGTACTCCCATTCATATGTAGCAAACTTAACATTGACCATACTACCGTTACCAATAAGACTACCGTCCCAGTTATTATTCTGTGAGTCTTTAACGATAGGTGCAGGACGCTCAGAGCCATCACGCTTGTAGACTTTGCGCTTGATCTTTACAAAGTCTCCACGATCATCACCCTTGTTCTGCACGTTAAGACCAAGGCTTTCAACCAAACTCTTAGTATCCTCATCTAAACAAACATCGACAGAGTATACTGGTTCGTAGGTTGTGTTGGGAGAAAGAATGCTTGCCCAATAAGCCTTGCCAGAAATAATATGTACATCACTCATGTTAACTTTCCTTTCAGTTTTAATCGCCACACCATGTGGCTTTTCATTCAACGATTTGCGAAGTATGCCTGACCTTAATCAGATAGTCAAGCACTTTTTTTCAGTGGTGGTAATTTTTTTAATGCTACTGCATAGTCCATCAACTCCTCTTGTCCTACGTTATAACAGGGTCTAACAAATTTACCATCTGCTCTATTAAAGTTCTCTTCTTTAATCAGCATATGGCAGGGGTAAAATCCTTTCAGCATAAAGTTATTATCTGATAGCTTTATGACCAAGGCGAATAGATCAATAACTTCAAGACACTTATTACTTACAGCAAGTAGTCTACCATACACATGATCTGTTGTCTTAACGTCAACGGTAAGACCATCAAGAAGTAAATCTCCTTTATCAGTTCCTCTCTCCATTGAACGTATACCAATATCCATAACACCATCTGGATACTCACCAATCATTTTGTACAGTGCTAACTCTCCACCAACACCAAGGATATCAAACTTATAAGGATCATTTTTGTCTCGTTTAGCTGCAGTATCCTTTACACTTTTCTTTCTATTATTATTATAACGTGCCTGACCTATCTCAGTGTATAATTTAATTTCAGTATCTGATAATTGTATCAGTGTGTTTCTGACCAGTTCCGGCCTATCTTGTACTCGCTGTCTAGTGGGCATTTAATTTTCAAACTCCTTTCTGTATTCTTCATTGCAAGTTTTGTTAGTTCACCAAATCTATCAGCTTGTGGTCTGTATACCTCATGCTGATACTCATCGTGTATGGATGCAACTAACTTAGCTTTGACCTGATGCTGCCGCACCAAACTATTTATTTCAATTAGCCATTGCTTACAGATAACTGCACCTGCACCTTGAATGAGAAGATTGACTGCTGCATGTTGGTTGCGAACCTTCAACCATCTACCATCAAGACCTTTAAGATAACCTCTTTGACTTGCCCTGTCAACCCTTTCTCTTAACAAAGCAAGAGCAGGTACGTTACCAAGAAATGTATCTATTAGACGTTGACCATCTTGTGATGTACCGCCAACGATCTGACCTATCTTTGCTGCACCTGCACCATAGATAAACGCATAGATAAATGTCTTGGCCTGATCACGTGTATCAAGACCTGCTGCCTTTTGGTTTGCTGTATGAATGTCACCTTCCACAACTTCTTTTGTAAAGGAAGGATCGTTAAGATAGTGGGCTAATGCCCGTAGTTCAAGCGAAGAAGCATCGCAACCAACAAGAACATTAGCTGCATCTCCAACAGTCCAGCATTCTCTACACTCCTTACCATACGGTGAATAAGATGCAGGAACTTGTGCCATGTTTGGAGAATGATGTGCCATCCTACCAGAGATAGCACGTAATGTAAGAACTTGTCCATGTACTTTACCATCCTCATGTACCGCATCAATCCATGATTGGACCTGTGCAATACGTTTCTTTAACGTAAGATATTCTGCAATCATCTGTGCTTCAGGGATATCAACTCCGCGAAGCACAGATTCATCTACGATTGCATGTCCTTTTTCAGTGAACTTATCTGGTTGCCAGCCACATCTAGTTAGTCTATTAACGATCTGCTGACGACTGGCAAGATTAAATGTTTGGTAGTCAATTGAAGTGTGTGGTCCTGCAACTGTTGTTGGGTCTTGTATATGCCGCAGACCCACAGAAGAAAGACTACCATCTTTTTTGTAACGAGGTGTAACCTCTTTAACCGCCACAGGAATAGGAACAAATCTTGTTTGAACTTCTCGTTCCAATTCAAATGACTTGTCTTGTAACCGTGCGGTAAGGCTAGTTGCTTTCTGTAAATCAAGAGTAAACCCATTCCTTTCTTGTTGACTGACCAACGCACGTATCTTGTACTCAAGATCAATAGAACGTCGATCAATCTTTTGTATGTCTGGTTGAAGGTTGATCCATACCCGTTCAGTTATGTCCACATCTCTCTTACAATATGTGACCATCTCTTCTGATAGGTGACTAAAATCTTTAAAGTCAATCTTATTGAACTGAAGTTTCTCACCCCATGCCTCAAGAGAATGACCGTCTTCTCTAACAGGATTAGTTAGTTGAGACAGTATCAATGTGTCCTCTACCTGTGACAGTTTGATCTGTGTACCTAACAATCTGTTAAGGGTAGGTGCATCAAACGATATACCATTATGCATTATAAACTTGTTCACTCGTTTAGCAAAGATGGGAAACGTCTTGATGCACTGATCACCCTTCCAGACATGGTGCTTACCTGTTTCTCTGTCCTTTGCTACGATACAGTACACCAGTGTAGCGTTGAGAGAATCAGTTTCAATGTCTAGAACTACATCCATTAGAGTACCTCTTCTAAGTTATCTTCCTCCCCATTATCACCTAGATTGTCTACTTCTGTCAAGCGTCCTGTATCACTATTAAAGAACAAGTGACATGCAACACCAGTATCTCCTGCGTATCTGTTCTTTAGTACGCGAATGGTTGTAGTGTTAGCAATGTTAGGATCATCTGATTGCTGATCACGTTCCATAGCTACCACTGCATCAGACAACTGTGCAATAGATTGTGATCCACGTAGATGAGCAAGGCTAACTTCCTTACCATCTTCATGCCCCTTGTCACCACTGCCTCTGCGTAAGTGAGAGACAAGCAACAGTGCTACGTTAGTCTCTTCAACAATAGATCGTAGCTTGGTCATCAAGTTGTCAATGTTTCTACGTTCATCATCACCCTCTAAGCCTGACACTAGAATGGACAAGTGATCAAGGAATATCCACTTGCAGTCCAAGGCTTTGATCATGTAGCGAATGCGACCAAGTATCTCATCAGTCTTCATACTACCAAAGTGATCGAAGGCAAAGAACCTACGTGTACCTACCGTTGCTTCTTGCCATGTGGTCAGGTCTTCACGGCTGAACTGCTCTCGTATCTCTCTGATATACAGTCGAGCGTTAGCTTCAACTGACATTAGATGAAAGATAGTTGAACGTACATTCTCTTCCAAAGAGATAACACCAATGTTTTCTTCTGTGTTATTCAGAACATGGTGCATAAGTTCTCTGATCACACTTGACTTACCAGTACCTGTACCTGCAGTGAACGTAACAAGTTCACCAGTACGAATACCATACAGCTTGTCATTGATACCCTGCCAAGGATAGAGACAGGTCTTGTAGTTACCTTCCTCGTACAGTGCATCACCCATATCAGCAAGATTAAGAATACCTGCTGGTGTATAAATCTTAGCGTTCCACCATGCACGGGTAAACTCTTCACGCTTACCACTCTGAATGTATTCACAAGCATCTTTGTACTCAAGGTGTACGATCTTGCATTGGTTAGGTTCAAAGAGAGAGGCAACCTGCTTTGCTGCCTTGCGTCCTGAATCATCATTGTCAAAGCACAGGACGATGTTCTCGTACTGTGACAAGTATTCTAGATTTGCTTTGCAGTTGCGTAGTGCAGATGCTGCACCGTCCTTGATGGAAAGGACAGGCCATTTACTACCAAGCATTTCATATGCTGCGAGTGCATCAAGTTCACCCTCACAGATAGTGACATACTTACCACCCTGATTGAATAGGTTCTGTCCAAAGAGTGTACCCTGTCCGACATTACCAATGGCTCGAATGTCCTTGGGTAAATTACGAACCTTGTCACCTACATGATTGTTGTCCTTGTCATAGTAAGGATATAGATGTTGTACAATCTTATTAGAGTTATCTTTTACTGTACGTACATTATACTTCTTACAAGTAGCCTCTGATATTTTACGGTCAGGAATGCTAGTGATCTGTCCGTTAACTGTCATTGGTCGTACTGTGCTTTGTTGTGGTTGCATTGTCATGTCTTCCATATCGTTTGATTTAAAGTAAGTAGAACAACTGAAACAGTATGAGTGTCCATCACTGTATGTCATACATGCATCACTTGAGTCACATGCAGGACAAGGACCACGCTTCACCACGTGGCTTTCCGTTTGCATCATAGTTTCACAATCCTATAAACAGTTTCGCTTGTGTCACCATAGACTGTCAGTTTACGCTGACTATGACTTAATCTATTAGAGTATTTAAGATGGTTAGTCAAGGACTTTATTGACTCAAGAACATCACGCATCTCGTCTAGTGTTCCTGTATCAATAGATTGATTGATGGTCTTGTTCACCAGACGGTACATCTTTTCTCGTTCCTTTGTGTTTAAGTTTACGTGAGTAGAGTGTTTTGTCCTTGACTACCTTGTGTCCCAAGGCACGCATCCAACGCCAGTTAGGATCACGCTGCTTGGCTTTCTTCTTCATTGCACTTACTCCTCTTGGTTGTTTAGTAACTCATCGACAAACGCCATATCACCTGCCATAATCTCCTCTGTTTCAATGGAAGCTAACTTCTTTGCTTCCTTTCTGTTATAACCTTCTTCCATATAAGTAGACAGTAACTCACGGAAGATTGTCTTACGATCTTTTTCCCACAGGTTTTTCATTTACCCTGTCCTCTGTACCTTTTCCAGTTCTTACGCTTATGTTTATTTTTTGGATTAGTATTGTTTGAATGACCAATGCTTGTCTGTTGGTGCTTATTCAATTCAATCTTGCTGTTAGTTCCTATGTCTTTTTTACTTGCCATTAGTTAATGCTTCCCATGATACAGGATATAAATCCTTAATGATTACGTTCCAATTTTCTGCTAGTTCTTGTATCTCTTTTTGTGCGTGCTTGTCAATACGTAACTTGTAAGCACGTGCAAATGCAGCAAGAGAACCAGTAACATAATAACTCGTATACATTGACTGAGGCAAGACCATCCTTGCTTGTTCAGGACACACACCTTTTCTTAATAGATTTTCATACGTCCACTTGCATGTGTTCAATGCATGTTGATATACGTCAACCAATGCTGGCGGCACACCTTGTACAGTAGGATTAATATCTATCCCTTTCTCACTACTACCTTGCTTGGCATTGTCTGCTTTACCTCTCCACATATCTGGAGTGTAAAACTCTGGAGTATCGTCAACATACCGTCTACTAACTTCATTATAACTAAATCCTATTGTATGTTTGAACCTTTGCCTTGCAACAAAGATAGGAATAGTTTCACGTAATGTTATTATGCAATGTGTGAAGGGTGTGAAGTGATTGTGCTTGGCAAGGTAACGTATCAACGCAGTGTCCTTCGATGACAGTTCTCTACGAACACTATGGTTTACTTCCCAATCACTTTCCTTGTCAAAGGATACACGTGCAGAATTTACTACAGTTAAGTCTGTGCCAAGACAAGATATAAGTTCAGTTTGCATTTAGTTTTCTTTCTGAAAATTCTTCTAACTTTGCTTCTGCTGCAGATAATTTATCTTTTAAATAATCTACTTGTTCTTTAAGTTCTTTCGTTCTTTTGTATTGTTCATACAGTTGTTCATTTAATATCTTAACTTCTTTTTTCAAGGCAAATATTTCTGTTGTCATAACAAAAACTCCTTAATAATTTTATTTCGTACAGTTGTTATACCTTTTGCAATCTCAAATAAATTATCATGTTGTAGTTTACTTGCAGGTTCAATATCATTTACCAAGTCTAGTAAATCATTTAGTTCTTTTACCAAGCTAGGCATAACTCCTGTTGTATATCTACTCATTCTCATTTCTTCTTCTTCAATTAATCCCGACAAGAATATACGTACTCTCATAGGATCAAGATGATTTAATTCTACTCTAGATATTTCTTCTGTAAATTGTTTGATGTTATCTAACAACATTAGAAGCTGTCCGTAAATCCAGAGTCAGGAAAGTCTAGTTCAATATCTCGTTCACATATCCTCTTCTTCCTAAGAGAATCAATATAGTTTACTAGACAATCTAATTCAAATATTAAATCAGAAGATAATTGTTTTATCATTAGGCTTGGATCAGACAGACAATCTTTTACTAAATCTTCAAGAGCAACTTTAAATAAAGTTCTCAAGCCTTGATCATCTTCATGATCATACACTGCAACATACAATCCATCATTATGTATTTCAAGTTGGATACGTGCAACCCGCTTTGGCATTTCTTTAACAAGCATAATAGTTCCTTTCAGTCTGTTGGATATTCTACATCTTCACCGTGCTGCTTGATGACACTGATAAAGTTTGCATGGTCCATTAACATATTCATAAGAGATTGTCTAGGTACTTTTATTTCCCTTGCATTCTTTCTTGCTTTATCTACTGCTAAGTGCAGAAGATCAAAGTCTTCGTCGCTTGTGTACAGTTTCATCCTCGCCTCTTAAATTAGGGACAAGCCTACTACACTGGTGTAGCAGACCTGTCCCATTACAACAAGCTAGTGGATTTGGTTTAAGTAGGAAGGAACTTCAAAGTCGTAGTCGTCTTCCCATTCTTCAAGACCGTTGAGAAAGTCATTGATATCCTCAATGTCTACCTCTTCCAGATAGTTTGCGTCCACAACATCCATGAGGTATGCACGCATATAGTTTGGAATGTCTTGATGATCTTTGTACTTGTAAACCATAACAGTATCCTTTCTATTTGTTGTTATGCTACTTCAAGATAGTCAGCAAACACCTTGCTGCCAAGCCATTTGCTAACCTGTTCTTGACGCTTGAACAGTGTACCATTATCACCTGCCTTAGTCAAGTCGAAGCGACCGTCATCACCGTGGCTGGCATAGTGGGTCATAGCTGACACAACGGAGAAGATGTTCTTTCCACGTGTCTGTACCTCGTCAAGGTACTGTGCAAACAGACGATCTGACAGACCATTACGTTTCTTAGGATCATCTGTCGTACCAGTGGTGAGAGTACGGAACAGGTTCATCACCTTACGACTGTCCCAGATACGAGTGTCTGCCCACTGCTGATACTGATTGACGACATGTTTGTGACGCTCAATACTATCATCGAATGCTTGAATAAACCCATCGACTTGGAAGTTCTTGGTGTGACGCTTACGTGCCACATCAAAATGTCCGTTGATCTGTCCATTGGTGCAGAAGAAATCAATCACTCCACCATAGAAGACAACAGAAGAAGAACCATCAAAGGTATTCTTCATGATGTACCGCAACCCAATATCAGTACTGTGTCCTGTTTTAGTTTCAACAGTACGTTTCATCTTAGGTAGAACGTACTCTGCATAGCAGACTGCACCACCCTTGGTGATATGATCTTTGATCTGTACATCTTCCAACACTGATGGATCAAAGTGATTGACCATCTGTTCCTGCAAGGGAATGAGAACCTCTTCGTTCTCTACGACACGGTAGTTAGACTTGACGACAGACAAACAACTATCCTCTTCACTGATACCATCACCCTTGGTTAGCATCTTGTAGTTCTGTGGTACAAGACCACTGATGATACCAACAACTTCCTGCTCAAAGACAGGAAAAAAGATTTCACGGTCGTTCTTTGTCGTAAGATGTTCCAACATCATATAACTCCTTGTACTTGGTTGCTTCAATAATTGAACGGAATAGTTTAGTCCTAGTTCTTTCCCGTCCATCTTCACTGACAGAAACAATTATAACTCTATAATTATCTTTGTCAAATCTTTCTATATAAGAATAACAACTGTCTTTCATTGTTACTCTTTCTGTTCTATATTGTCAAGTCTTTCTTTTACATCTTCTAGTTGAATGTAATTTATCACACCATGTCCACCAGAAGTAAGTAACATAGCAGGTGCTAGACAACCTGACAAGACTGTTGCTGCCACCATGATGGCGATCCATTTTTCCATGTCGCAAACCTTTCTTTTTCGCCAAGGTAATAGTTACGGTACGCCTTGATAACATTGATATTTTTGTATTCATCAGGCATACACTGTGGTGGGTCTTCCCAACCTGTTGCTTGTAGTTCGTAGGGTAGTTGCATTAAATTAGAAACAATTCCTTTCCGCTCTGTTGCGTGCATCTTAGCGTATCTCTTGCTGTACTCACGGCAGGTATGGGATAGCAACCTATACAACCAACGATAGTGGTGCTTACTCTGCCTTGCCCACACTGCTGACGGGTGATTTTTGTGTGTGGACTTGTAGCATTCTATGCTTGGCACACCGTCAAGTTCATGGTGTGCGGTTGATAGTAGTTGTGCATACTCAAGAATCATCTTGACAATATGCTTGTCGCAATGATATTCTGCACAAACTTGTGGGTCGTTGTGTAAATAGAATATATTCATTACTCTTCTTCCTCTAGTGATTCGAGAACGTCTTTCAACTTAAACCCAAGACGAACAAGTCCTTCGACATATTCGTCTTTACTTATTACACCATAGTCATGTAATGTATTCAACTTGTCTACCTTTCTCTGCCAAAACTCTTCGACAGGTACAACATTACTATTGTTCTGCTTCGTCATACGACATACCATACTTCTCTCTCCATGTTTCACAGTACTCAAGATACTCTGACTTGCATCTCATTGGATCGAAGTACCAACGAGGCATACGATCATAGCGGCGTTCCATTTCGTCTCGCCATTCAAAGAATGTCATCATAGTTTTAATCTCCTTGCAGCTATGCTGCATAGCATCAGTATCACACCGTACAGCATGACCATTACAGAAAGCCAATGCTCTTGCACTGACTCGTTGTAGTATGTGCCAAGCAAACCTGCAATAGCACACACCACACCGATTACAAGCATTAGGTTAGCCATCTATATTCTTCCATGATTTTATACCACTATAATCTGTGGACAACAAGATACGACTCTCCTCACCGTAACCATCTTTGTACAAGGTAGCAATCTCTTGCTCATTGCCTTCTGAATCGACAGCAACGACAGAAACGGTGTGAAAGTATCCCGCTTTTGATTGTGAAGGTACAGTATTCTGCATCAGCTTTAGTTCTGACACACCAAATACATTTGTTGGTCCTACTCGCATAGTCTTACTCCTCTTCCAGTAGTTCTAGTTGACGCTCATTGTTGACTGCATTAACCAACAACGAAATCTGTTCATCGTTCAATACTTTCTCCATATTTTGGAGATGCGTATCGGAACTTTCTTGTAGTTCTTTGCGGATTTGTTTGATTGATTTAGTCATGGTCTTACCTTCACTTGTGTTTCATCGTATTCAATCTGAGCATCAAGATTGTCCCAATCCAGATCACTAAGTTCCGCTGCTTGGTCTTCTGCCTTCATACGGATAAAGCCTCGCTCCGTATCTGTCAAGGGACGGTCGCTATCGACTGTGATTACAGTTGATTGCTGGACGGTACGGTATACCGTTATTTCGTATTCACTCATTGTCTTACTCCTTTGCCTTTTTCTTTTCAATGCGAAAGATTTCTTTCTTGTAGTCACTCACGTTTGCAAGATAGTTAAACTTATGGCGTGACCGTTTGAGATTGTCAAGAAACTTTTCAAAGTCAAACGTACTGTTCTCCAATGCTTCAAGTAAAGCACCATGAAACTGTTGTTTTCCCACAACATTATGTGCAAAGGTAGGATTAGTCGCGCACCTCTGCATTCGCTTGATCTTAGACAGTCTATCTTTAACATGTTCCTCGTTGAAGGAATCATATTTCAAATTGCCTTCTTTAAAATTCCAACTACCACTTTTGTAACTGGATGTTTTATTAAAGATTGCAATAAGAATACTATGAGACACAGTATATTCTTCTTTATATTTCTTATATATATTATATACATTTGCTGTCTCAGGACGTTGTGACCAGTAGTTTGCAAAGTCTGTTAACGTCCAGTTACGTTGGTGTGTGTTCATGTTGATGAGGTTCATGTCATTGTGACTGTCATCAATCATAATGTAAAAAGGTTTGGACAACATCTTTGCTACCTCATATCTATGTTGTCCATCGACAATAACAAGAGACTCGTTCTCTTCTCGCACTACAATTGGTCGTAAACGTAGCACATCGTTACGCTCGACTGACTTTTTCAATCTGTCCACATTAATATAGTTTATGTCACGATTACCATGAACACCTTGCAAAGTATGGTATAAGTCATCACTTGGATTTACTTTGTAAATCTTATTAGATACTTGCAAGTTCTTCGTTGTCTTCTTGAAGAA